GCTACCTGGAAGGGAACCGATGGAATGAAAACCGCAGAATTTACCGCCGACCTCATAGTCGAGGTGCGCGAGGACACCAGCGGCGACGTCGTCGCCACCGGGTACGGCCGAGCCGTACCCTACGGCGATCCGACCGACCTGGGCGGCGTCCAGGAGTCTTTCGCCCGCGACGCGTTCGACCCCGCCGACGTCATCGGCCGCCCGCTGGCCTACCGCCACGACCAGCCCGTCGGAGTCATCACGAACGCCGAAAACCGAGAGGACGGCCTCTACATCGACTTCGAAATCGGCAACACCAGCCTCGGCCGGGACGCCGCGACCCTCGCCCGCATGGGCGCATCGAAAGGCCTGTCGGTCGGCTTTAACCCCATCGAGTCGGCCTGGGCCAAAACCCGCGACAAGGTCGAACACCTCAAGGCTCGCCTACTCGAGGTCAGCCTCACCCCATACCCCGCATACGCCACCGCAGGCGTATCGGATATTAGAGAGGAACAACAAATGTCCGAGACCATGGACAACACGCCCGAGGTCCAGGCCTCGGTCGACGCGGAAGCACGCGAACAGATCGCGTCCATTCGCGAGAACCTGGCAGCTGTCGAGGCTAAGGCCTTCGCCAGCGAGCCGCAGCACCCCCTGGCCGCCTATCGGTCGTTCGGCGAATACTGCAAGGCTGTGTACGCCGGAGAGGTTTCCGCCCGAGCCCTAACCGACCAGGTCACCGGAGATAACCCCGGCGTTTTGCCCCCGTCCTGGGTGCTTGACGTTAAGGGCATGGTCGACCTCGGCCGCCCTGTTATCACCGCATCCGGCGGCCCCGAGAACCCGGGCGCGTCCGGAATGGAAATCGCGTGGCCGTACATCACGGGCGATCTGCTCGACATTGTGCAAGCCCAGGCGAACGAAAAGGACGAAGTCAATAGCGTTGCTATCAGCATCGCGAAAGGCACTGCCAACCTAGCAACCTATTCAGCTGCGTCGGACATTTCTTACCAGCTGCTGCAGCGCTCGAGCCCGTCTTACCTGGACGCGCACAACCGCCGCATGATCGCGTCGTACAACGCCGTTACCGATCGCAAGTTCACTAACGACCTGTGGGTAGGCGGATCCAACACGAACCTGTACGACCTGGCCAGCGACACTGACGGATCCGATTTCCGCGAAAAGGTGTTCGTGGCATCGATGGAGGTTGAGGACGCCACCGGGCGCCCCGCGTCTGTCGTGCTTGCGTCGACGGCTGTCCTGACCGCGATCGCCGGATGGTCCTCGTTTTACCCGGCCCCGACGGGCGTGCAGAATGTGTCCGGTACGGCCACCGCGTCGACCCTCTCGGTCACCGTGTCCGGCCTCCCGGTCGTCCGCGCCAAGTGGCTGGACACGAACGCCGACCGTCACGCGATCGTGATGAACGGCGAGTCGGCCCGCTGGTTCGAGGACGGACCTAGCCTGGCGACCGCCGAGAACGTGGCGCAGCTCGGCCGTGACGTGGCTATCTACGGCTACGGCGCGACCGCTGTCTACATCCCGTCCGGTTTCGTCCGGTTGGCGCAAAACTAGCCTCCCCCGCTAGAGATTAGGGAGCCGACAAAAAATGGCACTGGTAACCGGGCAGGATCTAGCCGACGCGCTAGACCTGGATTACGTCGACCCCCTCGACGCCGTCCTGGACCAGGTAGCCGAGGCGTCCGCCGATATTGTCGGCTCCCTAATCACCGCGGCCGCAGTAACCAACGAACCTGCCGCGTGCAAAGAGGCGGCCGTCGCGGTCGGCGTCGAACTGTTCCAGGCCCGCACAGCAAGCGGGGGCCAGGCCGTCGCAACCGATTTCACGCCCGGGCCGTACCGCCTGTCTGTGTGGCTCACCCGTAGGGTCATGGCGCTACTCGCGCCGTACCTGCGCGTCGGCGGGATGGTCGGCTAATGGCCCTTAGCACCGAAGCACGCCAGGCGCTGGTCTCCGCCCTCGAGGGTAACGGGATACGCGTCTACGACAGCGTGCCCGCAGTACCCAAACCACCCGCGATAGTGATAACCCCCGACGCGCCGTGGATCGTGCCCGAGCGCGTCGGGACACCCCTTAATTACCGGGTGCGCTGGCGCGTCCTGGTCGTCATCAGCCCCCGCAATAATGACGCCGCGACGGTCGACATCGAGGACGCCGTAGACACGGTCCTCGGACTGATCCCCTCGACGATGAACGTCGAGCAAGTAAACCCACCCCAACTAAACGATGTTGGGGCGCAGGGAACCGTACTAACAACCGAGATAAACGTCTCGGCCCACTGGAAGGAATAAGAGATGCCCGCAGTATCCGTAGCCGGGGCCGCGTTCACAGTAGACGTCGCCTCGGTGCAATACGCGTCCCAGGTCACCACCGGGACCATTACCACCACGCCCACCATTACCCGCACGAAAACCCTCGACGATGTCGCGTTCGATCAGACGGACCTGAACACGACTATCTCGATTGATTTCCTGTACGACGAAAACAGTGGCCTGTACGACGCGCTACAGACCGCTATCGCGGCCGCCAACACCGTGCAGGTCGACGTTCGATCGGCAAGCGGTCATTGGCAGGGCCTCACAATGTCCATTGAAAGCCTCGACCTATCGTTCGACGCAACGGGCGTAGCCACGGCGTCTGTCGGATTCACTGGAACCGTCACATTCTCATAGTGAAAGGAAACGGGGAAACGTCATGTACCCGCAACTAAATATCTACCTCGATGACGACAGCGAGCCGACCGTCGTGCAACCGTTAACGGTCGACTTTGAGGTGGCCGAAACGCTTTACCCGAGCGGCCAGGTCACCGACAACGGCCTACGACTGGTCGTGGCCTACTGCCACATCGAGGGCAAGGAACCCAAAACGGTAGCCGAGGTGCGGGGCTGGGCCCGGACTCGCAAAGCCCGCGTCATGGTCGGGAGCGAGCCGGACCCTACCCCGTCGGATCCGTCCGACGAATGATCGTCCGAGTCGCGCTAGCGACCGGGCGACCATACACGGAGGTCCGACACTACGAGCCCGCACTCTTGGCTACCATCATCGAGGAGTTACAACGTGGCGACCAGGAGTAGCAAACGCTTCGACTACTACGTCGAGGGCCTAAACGAGTTACTTCGCGGTCTCCGCAACCTAGGCCCCGAGGCGAATAAAGAGCTGCGCAAGGCGTCTAAGACGATCGCGCAGAATCACATGGCCCCGGCGTGGCAGGCCGCCGCCCGTAACTACGCCGGGCCCTGGGGCGATGTCATCGCCGACAGTGTGCGGGCCGCCAGTGACCGTGTGCCGAAAGTGTCGATCGGTGGCAACCGTCCACGATTCTCCGGTGGCGCCACCGCGACCATGGTGCGCTACCCGTCGTCGAGCGGCCGCGCCCGCGATAGTTTCGCGCCGTTCCAGCCCACTAACTGGATCGAGCAAGCCCGCGGCTACCAGCCCGCCGCGCTCAAGGCCTGGGGCGAGGCCGTCGACCAGGTCGTACAGAGATGGGGCGTGCTTTAAATGGCTAAGACGCTAACCGTCTACCTGGCGGCCGACCTTAAAAAATTTAACTCGGGCATGGACAACGCCAGCCGAAAGGTCGGCGGATTCTCCGGGACCCTGAAAAACACCATGGGCCCCGCCCTGATTGCCGCGACAGCAGCGGCCGGGGCGTTCGCCCTCAAGTTAGCGAAAGACGGCGTACAGGCCGCCATCGAGGACGAAAAAGCCGTCGCCAGCCTCGCGAACACCCTGGATAACCTCAACCTGTCGCACGACACACAGGCCGTCGAGGACTACATCTATCAACTCGAACGCGCCTACGGCGTAGCCGACACCGACCTACGGCCAGCCTACGAGCGGCTAGTCCGGTCGACACAGGACACCGACGACGCCACCCGCGCCCTCGACATCGCCATGGACATATCCGCGGCCACAGGCAAAAGCCTTTCAAGCGTCGCAGACCAATTAGCCAAGGCATACGACGGCCAGGTCGAGGGCCTATCCAGGCTTGGCGTAGGCCTAGATCGAACGCAACTTAAGACGATGTCGGTCGACGACATCATGATGACCCTTGCCAATAATTTCCAAGGCGCCGCCGCGACCGCCGCCAACACCTTCGAGGGCCGCCTAAACCGCCTCCAAACCGCCACCGACAACCTTGCGGAAGCGTTCGGCGCCGGGCTTCTGGACAGCCTCAACGACGCCACCGAGGGAACCCAGGATGCCGTCGACGCCATGGAGGACCTTGAGCCCCTGCTCAAGGACCTAGGCGGCCTGGTCGGCGAAACCGTTACCGATGTCGCATACCTGGCCAGTGCGGTCGGCGACCTGGCCAGCGGATTCCGCGGCCTCGAGGATTCCATGGGGCCACTGCCGACCGCCTTTAATGTTGCCCGCCAGGCCCTCGAGCCGTTCATAAACCCGATTGGATTCGCGGCCGACGCCCTCCGAGAGCTGCGCGGCGAAGTTAACAAACTGGTCGACATCGGCGGGGGCGACTTCTCCGACACCATGGAGGACACAGGATTCACCACCGCGGCCGCGCACGCCACCTACCGCGACGCCGCGGTCAGGATTAACCGACTCAACCAGGAAACCGCCGCCGCCGCCGAGACGCAGCGGGACTACAACCGGGCAACCTCGAGCGGATCAAGCACAGTCGAGACATACACAAACAAACAGCAGAAACTCCTGGACACATATGAGTCTATGGGCCCGGCGTTCCAAGCCACCACCACCGACCTCATAAACCAAATAGGCAAACTCGAGGAAGCCACCCAGGCCGTCGAGGCCTACGCCGACAGCATCCAACAAGACCTACTCGGCGGCATCGACCTAGGAGCCCTGTACGAGGGCCAATTTAACGAACAAGGCGAGCGCACCGGGACCAGCCTTCTCGACGGCTTTAACGCCGCCATAAACCAGGCCGAATGGTTCGGCAACGTCCTAAACGCAATCAAGGCCCAGGGAGCCGACCAGACGCTACTCGAGGAAATATCCGGCCTCGGGCCCGAAGTCGGCGGGGCCCTCGGCCAGCAGCTGCTCGACGAAGGCCTGGTCCCGACCCTTAACGACAAATGGATCGGAGTCCAGGAAACCACCCGCGAACTCGCCCTAGGCCTAGTGCCCGAATTCCTCGAGGCCGGCCGCCAGGACGCCATCGCCACCCTGAACGGCCTGGCCGAGCAATTTAAGAAAGACCAGCGCAAATTTAAGCGCCTAGGACGCAACCTCGGCAAGCAAGTAGGCGCAGAATTTAAGGCCCGCATCCTGGCCGACGTAGCCGCCGCCGTCCGCCAGGTCGAGGCCGCCGCCACAGCCGCCCGAGCCGAAGCCGTCGCGGCCGCCGAGCGGGAGCAAGCCCGCATAACCGAGCAAGCCGTCGCTAACGCCATAGCCGGGCTTATCCGCAACAGTGACCAGCGATCGGGCCGCAACGTACAGCCCGTACTCCAATGACCGTCACCGCCGTACTGGTAAACGACCAGCCCGTAGCCCTGGGCTCGGTCGAATACAACGTACAAATAACCCACGGCCGTAGCGACATTAAGGCCCAGCCCGAGCCCTCAAGCGCGTCCATTGTGTTACGGGGCGACCCCGGCCTGGCCGTCGAGGTCGGCGACGAAATCCGCGTAGGCGTGTGGGGAGGCGTCTGTAGGTTCCGCGGCAACGTCACCGACCTGACCCGCGAACACCTCGACACCACCCCGCCCACCCCGGTCACCACGATCACCGCTATCGGATTCCTAGCGAAACTCGGCTACCTGACCACGGGCGAAAGCGCCTACAGCAAGGAAAGCCCCCGGGCCCGAGTCGACGACGTCATGACCGGGACCGGGCTCGACTACGTCAACGCCGCCGACGACGACCTCGAGTTAGCCGCGAACAACGATCCCCAAATACAACCCATATTGTCTTACCTGCAAAGCCTCGCCGAATGGTCCGGCGGAACCTATTTCGACGACTGCCGCGGCCGCATCATTTTCGAGGACTACGGCGAAAGGGGCCAAGCCGGGAACCCCGGCACATGGGGCAACCTCGCCGAGGATTGGGCTTTCTACACACAGGCCTGGGACGCGTTCCCCGGCAATAACGCCGCCCCGCAAATACCCGCCCTGGACGTCATATGGGCCCCGCAGTGGACGAAAAACCTGCAAACCATTATTAACGACATCGAAATCGAGTACGGAAATAACAATCTGTACGAGTTAACGGACGCCTCGAGTATCGCCGCCTACGGGAAACGCCAGTACGACCTCACGACCGAATTGCACGGCGCCACAGACGCGCAGGAGCGGGCCCAGCAG